TGTGGTCTCCGTGGACAGCAGCAACCAGTCCGCCCCGGTGATCTGATGCGGGTAGTAGGACAGGCCCTCTTCCTTCTCCAGATCGGAACCGAGGTAGCCAGCTGCATCCCGCAGCGTCTTCCACTCCTGCTGGTTGCGCCGGTACCAGGCCAGCACCTCTTCATCCGGAGACAGGGTGAACCCGTACTTCGTGGCCACCGCACCGAGCGCGAGCGCGGCTGGCCACGCCTTCGGCACCGTGCACGTCCGGGCGTGCGCGGCCCACTTGTACCCCGGGATCTCCTTGATCACGTCGTGGTAGGTGGGCGGCACGTCCACCGCGATGTGCCCGGCTAGCCTCCGGTCCAGACCGTCCGGAAGGAACGAGAGTTCCATCTTCATTATGTCTTCCATCCTTCCCAGACGTGTGCCGTCCAGTGCAGTGCGTGGCGAAGAGCCATCAATGCGTGGCCGTGGCCACCCTTGCCGACTCCGGCGTCCCGGTAGGGAGCGATTTTGGTGTCCGTGCCCCACTGGTTCGCGTCCGAGGCCCGGGTCTTGTTGTAGAAATGCTCGGGACGCCAGATGTACTCCAGCGTTCCGATGATGTAGATGACATCCGGCTGCCAAGTCTTGTTGAAATCAGCCGGGTAGAAGTACTCACAGATGCAGTGCTCCACCCCATTGTCGTGCATCTGCTGTGCCATGTCAAGGAACTCCAGGCGTTCGGTGATCTCCCACCAGTCCAGCACCTGGATCTTGAACCGCTCCAGCGGCTCGAACAGCACAGCACCCGTGGCACCGCCCTTGCCCTGCGCCTCGCGCCGGACACTGGAGCTGGTCCCGCCGGGGTCTACACTGAGTACCCTCACCACGCCGCTGCCCTCAGATGCCGTACGAGTGGAACAAGGTCTGCCAGAGCGCTGTCGTTGTTGATCACCTGATCTGGTTCGATCTTGTCCAGTTCACTTTCACTGGCGTGCAACCCAGCAACACACCCGGAGCGCTGCACCCGCCATACATATCCACCTAGCTCCCGCACGAACGCGGCCTCGTTCAGGAACCGCATGTCCGAGACGCAGACGTCATATCCTTGCTTCAGCCACACCTTTGTGCGCTTGTACCAGGTCTCTGGCCAGATGTTCTCCCCGAAGATGTTGCGTCCGGCTTCCGTCCCGCCGATCTGCAGGAGACGCCGGATCTCGGGGTACTTCTCTTTGGCTTCGTCCCACCCGTCTTCGGCAATGATCTCTCTGAGGCGGACCACCTCCACATGCTTGTTTCCCTCGAAGTAGTCCGGCCCACCTCCATCGAACTCGGTACGAATGATGGCGTGAATGATCGGGTTCAGGATGTACATCTGCTCCTTCAGAGCGTCCGCCATCCCTGTGATCTTGAATCCGTACTCCTGCTCCAGCACGTTGCATACAGCGTTCTTGCCAGAGTTCTTATATCCGGTTACCGCAATCAGCATTATGACCTCTTCTTGTAGTATGTGAGCTAGGTGCTTACTTATATCTACTTCAATTCCGCCCAGTTGTCCCCGATGTTGGCCTTGGCGCGAATCGCCACGCCGTGTTCAGCCGGATCGATCTGGCTGTTCATGATCTCTTCGATTTCCATGGCTGCGTCTTTCGCTTCATCACGGGGCACGGAGAAGATCAGTTCGTCGTGCACCGCCAGCCGAAGGTTGTCCCCCAGGCCAGCCGCCTTACAGCCGATCGCGGAGTCCTTCAGGATGGTCGCAGCCCAACCTTGGCCACACCAGTTGGGGAGCACCCGCTTGTCCTTCCATTCCCGCACCCGGAACCGGCGTCCGTTGGGGGTCCAGGCTTCGAAGATGCCGTCTGCGGTCTTGGTGACCATGGACTGCCCGGCGTCCTTGAAACTGGGGTACCGGTCCTTCAGCGCGTTGATGGTTGGCTGCACCTGTTCCAGTGGCAGACCGGCGGTCTCCGCGATGGTCATGTCCCCACCGGCGTAAATGGTGGCGTACGCGGTGTTCTTGATCGGTCCGCGCCGGGGGTCGGACTTTTTGAAGTCGGGCTCGTTGTAGAGATCCTTGGCCATCAGCACGAAGAAGTCCTGGCCGGTACGATCGGCCTCGTTGAACATGTCCTTCAGGAGCTGATCATTGTTCATGATCGCCCAGGTTCTCATCTCTATTTGTCCGAAATCAGCACCGATGAGCACATGATCCGGATTGTCCGGAATGAACGCCCGCCGCGCGGTGTGGTCATTGGACGGCATCTGCTGCAGCGGAGGGTTGGACACCGACATGCGGGACGTCTTTGCAGCCATGGACCAGATGCTGGGGTGGATGACCTGTGGGGACATCTCTCCACCGATCAGCCCGAGAATCTTCTCCAGGTAGTCCTTCCGCATGCGCTGCACGAACATGTACTTCAGCCGCAGCTCCGCCAGAGGGTGCTTGTTCCCGACCTGGATCATCTGTTTCTTGTCAATTGAGATCTGACCGCCATCGGTCAGCCGCTTCTCATCCAACACACCTGCCTGATGCAGGATGCGGAGAACCTCGGTGCGCTTGTTCGGATCTCCCCAGCCCATTGCCATGCTCTCCTTCAGGAGAGCATCTTCTTCCTCCGCGAGCCGCATGATCTCGGTGGCCAGGTACTCACCGTCCACCATCATCCCGGTGCGGGACATCTGGTTGGTGATCACTGATGTCGCGATCTCCATGTCATGGTGAGCGGCGAACTGCTTACGCCACGGCTCCCAGCGCTCGTACAGCATGCTGGTGCCGACGACGTCCACCACGCCGTACATCGGGTAGGGCTTCCACCCCATCGGGATGTCGGTCCAGGTCCAACCGGCGTTCTTCATGCCGGTGTGCAGGATGTCTTCTCCCACCGATGCCCACGGCCCGAACTCCCTGCGCAGCAACGTCTTCAGCTTGCGGGACTCCCCGGCGAATCCACCGATCCCTGCGGTGATCTGGGTGTCGTGCATACAGGTGGGGTCGATGACGATCCCCTCCTGCCAGAGCGCGGACGCGTCGTAACCGAACCCGTTGTGCCAGACATGGGTGGTGCGTGATTGGGAGACCCAGTCGAACGAGCCCTTGACCAGTCCCTTCCACTCCTGGAACGGGATGGCCCAACCGCCCTGTGCGTCACCGAACTGCATCATCCGGACGTGGAACCCTGGTCGGTAGATTTCCAGCTCATGCCCACCGGGCACGGATCCGGTTTCGATGTCGCACGCCACATAGCCCTGCGGGCGGTGGGTGAGCCACTCCCAGAACTGCGAGACCTTGTCGGGATGGTCCAGCACTCGGATTGAGAACTTAGGGACTTCCATTGCAACCTTTCTCAGGAGACGAAACAGCCCGCCCCTGCCGGAGCAAGAGCGGGCTGTGCCGCAGGGACGGACTCAGGAGTCCTGGGATCCCCAGGGATCGTCGTCAACCGCCGTGGGCGTCCCGGCCGGTGCGCCGACCGACTCCAGCTGTGAAGCCGGTTCCGCTCCGTTGTCGCCGTCGTCCACGTACTTCGGGAGGGTGTTCTGCGACGGAGCTGCTGTGGTCCCCGGTGCTGACGCACCGCCCCCCTTCAGGTTCGGGTTGACGATCAGCTTGGTGAGCTGGGTCTTGGCCCGCTCCACCTCCTGGTAGGTCTCGTGCTTGATCTTCGCGGTGATCTGCGCGTTGACCATCTTGGCCGCGATGACCTTCTGCGTCCAGCCCTCGTCCCGGACCATGCCGGAGGTGATGCCCAGCGTCTTCAGCTGCCGCCAGAAGAACTCGATCCCGGACTGCTTCTGGGTCGAGTAGTAGATGTTGTGGATCACGGACTTGCCCCGGTACGGGCCGTCGATGATCTCCAGCTGCAGGTTGATGCTGGGGTTGCCGTTGGAAGACACACCCGTGGTCGCGCCCTTCACCACCCAGTTGTACTCATCCTCGGGCAGCAGTGCGCTGCCGGTCTGGATGTCGTCCATGTTCGCAAGCTCGCCTGCGAAATCGAAATCGCTGTCCTGATCGACCATTACTTCAGTACTCCTTGCTCAACTTTGACCACCGGAGGCACGGTCGTGTCCGGTGTTGGTGCTGGCTTGGGCATGGAGCCCAAACTCATTGCGAACGCAGCCCGAATCAGTTGGCGCACAGTGGTGTTCGCCTTGCTGATCTCTTCCAGGCTGTCCCCGGTGATGACGTCCAACTCCAGAGGGTTCGGAACCCGACCGGCAATCCGGCTGCCTGCCGTGAACTTCACACCTGCGTTGTTGGACGGTTCGGTGTACAGCTCGCGGATGGTGACCCATCCGCCTCTGTTCACTTCCCTCTTGATCAGGAAAGCGTTGACATCGAACAGGTAGGGGAGCACAGACTTCATCTGGCCCTGCAGATATGGCTCCCACTTCTTGGTCTCGTCGTTGAACTTCGACATCGATGTCACCACGACCGATGCGAACGGGCGCTCAGGGTGCTTGGTGAGATCCCGGATCTCGCCGCAGAGGCTTCGCATGTACCTCAGCGCGGTGCCCCAGTCCTGCAGCTTGACCTGGTTCAGCCCCGCGATGTCTTCGATGCACTTGTTCTGCAGCTCCGAGATCGAGTCCAGGGAAAGGCTTTTGAACGGATGCGGACGTGACTGCAGGGCTTTGATGGTGTCCGTCGCATCCTTCCAGGTGTCGATGTTGACGACGGCGGTGTCCCAGGTTCCGTCTTCAACC